ATCCTAATTTCTCTACTTTAAGCACAAAAGCGATGAACTCTATCTTATCCTTTGGGCTAAAGTTTCTTTTTATCCTATTCTCGTATTTCTCAAAGGTAGGATTTTCTCCTACTATCTCAATGCTTTTAGGTTGTCCATTGACTTTTAGTTTACATTCCCAGTAGCTTATCATTTCATTACTTGTGTTAATCGGTACATTTTACCTAACTGGTATTTACCGTTGTTTCTTGCATAGGCAGTTTTAACGCAAGGATATGCCATTTTGCAATTATAGTAAATTTCAAAGTATGCCCATTTTTCATCTATGTTTACGCATTTACCTTTTTCGGTTGTTGTTATTGCTCCAGTTCTGCACGAAGCGAATAGTAGGAGTATTGCACCCATTTTACATAAGTTGCGCCTATTTTTCATAATCTTGTCTTTAATTCGTTTAAAAGTTTGGCTTGTTGGTTGATGAATGGATTTACCATATTTTGTGTATAACCACTATCTTCATACATTTCATTGCTTATTTTCCTCAACACATTTATAGTGTTCTCCGTTGATGCGATGGCACATTGAACTGCCATATTAAAAGTCATCTTAATACACTCATCATTGACAATTTCTTCTACTTCTGTCCAATAACTCTCTACCAGTTCATCGGCTGCTTTCTTTGTTTCTTCTGCGTTCATCTCTATTTCTCCTCTCTGTTTAGGAATGCTTGGTCGTAATAATCAGATGCTTGTTTTCTAACAAACGGCTCGTAACTTTCTGACCATTTTTTACTACCCTCATTTATTAATCCTAACTTCATCACTTCGATGTGAAAGTTAATTAGTCGCTCTTTGGTCGCATCACTATGCCCTGCGTAGTCGTGCATATATTTGAATGCTTCTTCAATACCTGCTATCAATAACGCTTCTTCTTGTGCTGATAAATCCTGTGGTAGTGATTTAATAACCTTGTTATAACACTCCTCTGCACTAACTCTTGGCTTTTCAAGTAAATTATGGATAGTTTCTACCTTTTGCTTTAACTCGTTACCTAATGCCTCAATAATTAAAGCATCTGATTTATTCGGATATGCGTCTTTGTATTTTTTATACATATCTAAATTATCTGTGTTTTCGCTTGGCTTTTCGAGTAAGGCGATGGCTTCTTGAAATAAATCTTCTGAGATAAGTCTACACGCTACTAATGGCGGTTGTCTTAATACTCCTAGCCTTAATCTATCATCGCCCTCTTTAATTTGTGGGATGGCTTTTAGTTTCTCTATTAGTTCTGTTTTCATCTTATTTATTTAGTTTGTTTTTAATTTCGGTTAGTTCTGCTTGCAACTCTGCTTTTCTCTTTTCGAGTGCTATGGTTTCGGGGCTTTTGTTACTCTTACTTTTATTATTTCCAATTTTTGTTTTGTTTAAATGCGATAGCCTACTCCCGAAGTTTCAGCTACTCGCAAAAGTTTCTTTATCTACTTTTAATTTTACTTATTGCTTCGTCTATATATCCAACATATCGAGAATGTCTGCCTGCCTCTTTATCGTTTAGTCCGATAAATCCTAACATATAATCTAAGTGGTAGCTTTTTAATTCTTTTAATGAATCTAAATTCATTCCTTTTAGTTGTGCCTTAAAATTAAATCTTTTCATTTTGCGAGTTTTTTGATTGGGTTCTTACTGCTTTCCCCGTTTGCATATTCAAATATACAACCTATTTCTATTCTGTCAAGAACTATTTGCAATTTATAATCATTCTAAATAATAGGATTAAATAAAAAATAATCACATTGTTGTATTTCTACAAACTCATAATTAGGATATTCTGAACCCCAATATCTATTTTCTACCTTTATCCTTGCATTATTGCTTGTAGTGGCTAATACTGGTATTAATATTTCACTATTGGGTAAATAATGCCATTCTTTTTCTTTGTTTGTTGTTATTATTTTAACAACAAACATTTTTTCTTTTCTTTTCATAACTATGTATTTTGTCGGGTAATTTCCTGCTCCTTGCGTAAATATGCTATCTTTTGCGTTAATACATCTATAAATCCACTCGTAGCAAAGGAGTAGTTTTTTAACTCTGTGTACCTTTCATCGAATCTATTTTCGGTTTCTCTAAATTCTTTTATTTCCAGTTCGGCTCTCATTTGCCTATCGCCCATACTACCATCCCCGTTTATTACCCTATTTGCGTATTCTTGTTTGCGTAAAGCGTAGGCATCATTATAGCCCTTGTGTGCTGCCGTTTGTACTTCTACAAGGTAAGCAAGGTATCCAGCAAGTTTTAGGTTTAAATCAATTAACTGGGCTATTGACTGCGTTTTATTAGCTTCTGCGATGGCTAACTTTATTTTTTGTATTACGTCTTTCATTACTTTGTATTTAAAGTATAAAATTCAATTTGTTTAATTAACCATTCTTTTGATGGGCTAAATGGTGTGTTTTTCTTTTGCTCTAATCGGTCAAATTCCTCTTGACCTATTTCGTTTAATAGTTTTGTTGTATATACAATGTAATTACCGTGTTTAAAAACATTGCATCCTGCACATTGGCATCTGCAATTATCCTCATCCCATCTTACCGATAAATGCGACCTACTCCAAAAGTGTCCATTCTGCATTGACCTTATAGGCTTCACAGAGCCACAAGTATAACATTCCACGTTACCATTATCATCTGCATATTTTTGTCGAATGTAGAGGCTAAAAATAGCGTCTAACTTCTTTTTTAACTGGGTTACGCTTTCAGTTTTCTTTTTCTCTACTTTTTTACGCTCAATCATATACTTTTGGGGATTCTCTACAATATCACAAGATTTACATAAACCTCTCGCCCATATTCTCTTTTCTTTTTCACACCTCTTACAAACTTTCATACTCTCTCTGTTTTAATCTTAAATACTGCTCAATAGATAGCATTTTACCATCCACCTCTAAAAATCCTTGTAAATATCCTACTTTGCTCTTAAACTCTGCAATCCACTCATTAACTAACTTTTGTTCCTCGCTTAATTCCTTTAGTTCCTGAACTTGATATTGTGCTTTTCTCTTTTCGCTTTGCTTTGCCTTAAACTCTGTAATCATTTTTATAGTCGCTTCGCTCATAGGCTCTCTTTTCTGTTCCTCTGCTTTCACTCGGTTAATTGTCGCTGCCTCTTGTGTTCTATTTTCACAATACGTTTCTAGCATCATAAAGAATGTAGGCATATCAAAACTACCATAGATTTTACCATACTTACCCATCTTTACGTTCTTCACAAAAAGTAACATATCATCCCACTTTAAGAAAAAGTAATCAGCTAAAATAATATTTACCACTTCCTTAATTTCCTCATCACTTAAACTCTTATGTTCATCTACTTTATAAACGCTACATACCTCTATAAGTAGTGCAGTAAGGTTAAGCACTATATTTGAGTTATCCTCGTTCCGTAGTGTCGCTAAATGCTTGGATTTGGATGCTATTATTCCCTGAACTGATAATCCTTTCGAGTCTGCTAATTTTACTAACTTGTCCATTTTGCTTTAAATATGCTTGTTCTTTTTGTTTACTATCGCTAAAAACTAAACCTTGATAACCTCCTGATATTGCTTGTTCGATTAATACTTTTTGATATTCAGGTGCAAACTCTGATAGCTTTTTTATTGCCAGTCTTATTGCCGTTTCTGTTTTGCTTTTCCATTTCGGCTCTGCAATTAGTGTAAGCATCAGTTCTGTTTGCTCCTCGCCTATATCAAAGGCTCTGCAATAAACTCTCACAAAGCCTTTTTTTTGCTCTAATTTCATAACTCAAATAAAAACATTGGTACATACTTTAAATAGTCAATAGTATCAAGTAAGGTTATATCATCAATCGTACATTCAACTCCTACGAAGTTATCGTATTTGTTTAATCCCTCACTTTTTAACCAGTTTAGGAAAATATCAGTTTTAAAGTGGAACTCATACTCCTCGCCTTGCACATCTAACTCTACATTGATAAAATCAACCTCATCGGTTTCAACTCTATGTGCGTTGTAAAGTTCAAAAGATAGTTTACGACCTTGCGTAATCTTATCTATAAATTCTTTTAGTTCTTGCTTGTTCATTTTGTTTAGGTTTTGTTTTTTCAAATATCGGTAATATTTCAATTCATATTTAAATTATTTGCTATTTGGAATCGTTCTAAAATATGGCAGTATTTGTTGTAAAACTGCACCTTATACCTCGAATCTATACTCATCATGTCTTTTATTCTATCTCGGTAGTAATTAATTGTAGAATGGTCTTTACCAAATACTCGCCTAATTTCACAATCCCTGAAGCCTAATAAGTTTAATACATAGGTGCTTTCTGCTCTGGTATCTACTACTATTCGTTTTCGGCAGTTGTTTTTTACTTCTGTAAATGATAATCCATTTATTTGTGCAACCTCTGTTATAATGTTTATTATCGTTTCAACAGAGTAATCCTGTACGTTTTTATTCCTAATGTAAAACCTATCATTGATAAGGTTTACTGCTTCTTTAGTTGGTGTTATTCCTACCAATTTAAAGAGTTCATCTGCGTTTATGTACATTAGTTTATTTTATAGTTTACAAAATATTTGCCGTTACTTTCTACTCTTTCACTTACAATGCTCTTACCCTCATTTCGTAAAACGTGGATGTAGTGTGCAAGTCTTGTTATCCTGTAATTTTGTATCGCTTCCCAACTTGTTATATTACCATATATTTCCAAGTGGTTTTTTATTAGTTCTTTCTGTTTCATTTTGTTTAAGGTTATGCCCCATTTAAGGGGCTTGTGAAATTTAATTAGGTATATTTGAAACTTTTACAACTTTATCTACACCATTTGTTAAATTAATATAGTTTATTGCTCTTTGTACTTCATTTCTAACCTCTGAATCATTCTCTAAACAAGAACCCATTACTGCATAAAGATTACCAGCAGTATGTAATAATACTTGTTCTTCATCTGCAACTGCAATAAAAAAATTATCACTATTTTCTATAAAACGGATTAACTCGTTTATGTCTTTTTTTGTTAATTTCATAATTTTAAATTTAGTAGTTTAATTAAAAAGGTAGAGAAATATCCTCTGCAATATCCTCATTAGCATCGCTTACTTTTGCCTTTGGTACATAATCATCGTGATACAATGTATGAGTGTTACCGAACTTATCAGGCTCTTTTAATTCACTCATTGTTACTCGAATGTAACCTTTGTCGTTTGTTGGTAGTTTCATTAAGTCATCCAGTTTCATAGATAAGTTAAAAAATACTCCGAATTTGCCTTTAATAGCCTTGCTATTGCCAACATACTTTTTTTCTGCCATTTTATATTTCTTTTTTTAGTTTACGATTTATGTCTGTTTGTGAGTAGTTAAAACCTCCGTTAATAATATCAATTTGAGAATTATAGATTGCGTTACTTAACTGCTCGTATCTTTCAGGTGTGATATTAAATGTTTCTAATTCACGCTCTAAATCCTCTTTAACCTCATTGCTCAATGATGAAGTCTTTAGCATTGATATAAGCCATTCAATCTTACTATCATCTACTATCTCAAATTCGATATTATCTAACTCGTTAAAATCCATTATTGTAGAAATTCTTTTTTCTCTTTAACTAACTTTAAAAACTCATTATTTTTGTGCAAGTTCTTATTATTTAAGAATACTTTTTCTAACTCCTGAACGCTATCTGCTTTAGCAATTAAGTCTATTACATTCTTATCTAATTTATCCCCTTGACTTGCTTTGTTACCATCATCATCTTCATCAATGTTAAGGTTAAGAATAGCACCAATAGCGTATCTTCTTTGATAGGTTATCACACTACCTGCATCTTGTGGGCTATGCTTTACTGGTTGCATCTCGTAGGTACTTTGCATATATTCCCCTGATGTATGTTGTAACCTCGTAGTTAGCTGATATAAGCCCGTAGGAAACTGAATAATAATTAACCCACAATCGGTCAAAGGCTCTGTAATAACGTCTAGGATAGTCGCTAATGAAGCGTACTTCGATTTAAAGAAAGGGTTATTATCTGATTTAATAATTTTACCTACTTTTTTATGGAACTCTAAAAGTGCCAATGGTAGTTTTTCTAATTTTTCGCTAGTTTGCATTTTTTAATCTGTTTAAGTGTTCGTTAAATTTAATTTGTTCTTTTTCTCTGATTTGGTATTTTAAGTACTCGCCTTGTAATACCTTGTCTGCGTTTCTATCGGCTCTCGCTTGGTCAGTTAAGCGTGTTACCTTTTCTAATCGTTTATTCATATTTTAGTTCGTTTAAAAGTGTGTTAACTCTATTTCTTAACCTTGCTTTAATTAGTGCATAAGTTCCTAAATTCTGTGAGTGGAATGTTATTCCGTTGTACAAATCATTGTGCATATTGTGGCTCTGTAAATACTCTATGCTTACTTTCTGCCTACGTGCAAGGTTTACTAGCATTACTTCGTAATCGTTAAGCAATGCTAGTTTTTTTAGCCTATAATTCATCTTGTAATCGTTTAACGTAGTTTGATAATCTTGGATGCTCTAATTTTCGCATTAAATCAATAATCGCTAACTTTTCAGAAAGTAAATAGGCTACATTATACTCATCTACTAATACTTCGTATAGCATACCTGAATATAACTCAATTTCTTTATCAATTTTAGCGTTATCGCTATCTGTAAATTTTTCGGTCAATACACCTTGTGCATCTACTACCGTTGTTAGTTCTAAATCGTGTATCATTTTCGTTTTGTTTTATGATGCTAAATTAAGGTTATTTTTGCTCTTGTCAAGTGTTATTTGCAATTTAGAATGTTTCTAAATAATAGGCTTAATACTTACAAAGTGCTTTAATAGGAAATCGCAGTACTTCTTATCCTTGCATATTTCCGTTTGTGTTATCTCAATAATATAATCCGATAATTCCCTTGATGACATTTTCAAAATATCATTTTCTGCTATTTTTACCATTTTAAGCCATTTTTAAATATATGTTACTACTAATACATCAATCGTTGCTAAACTAATAGCTTAATTACAGAACCATCACAAATGAAATTACCTATTTCTAATCTTAAAAGTCTATTATCTTCAAATCGGTCGAAGTTTTTAGAAAAAGATACCTTTCTTTCTATGAATTTTAATTTCGCCCACTTTACTAATAGCTTATAAGCCATCCCTTGTGATACTCCTAATAATTTACTGATATGCTTTTGACCTGTTACTATTGATTTATTTACTGATTGAACACTTAAATTGTTATTATAAAAGCGATACTCTGCTTTTCTGATGTATTGCCCAGTTTCAATCTTATTTTTAATCTTAAAGTATTTGGTCTTTTGCTTTATTTTAAATTCTTGTCGCTTATAATTTGCTCGTGCGATTATGTATAGATTTCTTTCTACTAACTCGGTTAAATTGCCAAATTTACAGAAAGAATATTGTTTTATATTTTCGAGTCCAAGAATAGCAAGTATTTTGCTATATGGTGCTATTTTAAAGCCATTAGGGATAACTTCTATTAAATTATGATTAATGCCATAGTTAATTAGTTTACGTGCCTTATAATCGCTTATTTTGAGTTTTTTAGATATTTCGTGTTTAGAGCCAATAAGTACAGAATTTACATACTGCCTCTTAGCAGTAAAAGTAAACGATACAAAATTGATTTTATCTAACATTGGTATTAAATGAAATAGCCTCGCTGATGTGGTTCGTGTGGCAAGGCTATTAAAAAATACTATGTTTGTTTTTGATATAATGTATCTATACGAACCACCGAACACATACATTACCGAATGCACAAAATTACGCTTTTACTTTTACATTTCAAAATTTATTTTTAAGCTATTGCTTTAAATGCAACAACTTATTTTTAAGCTATAACTTTAAAATACACATTCACAAGGTTTAGCATTAAAATCTATTTCAATAGTTCCATTAGTCTTTTTACGGACTTCTTTCCAAAACTTTTGATGTGTAGTATGTTCAGTTGGTGTTACTCCTGCGTTTTTCATTAGTTCAAACTCTGGTATTAACTCCTCTAAAAAACTGCCTTTTATAATTGAGTTACCTATTTCATTCTCTGTATTTATAGCCTTTTGGAATATTTCAGGATACTCTAAATATACAATGTACCAATGTTGTTTACCTGCCTTTAGGCATCCAATACAATTAGCGTGTTTAAATTTATTATATAACATTGGTCTTTCTATCCCTATTTCAGATGTTTCATAGATGGTTCTATTAGTCCATAATGCTAAAGGGTAATCAGATTTATAACCTTGTGCAGAAAGAATTGTACTTCTTCTACTTATCCTATTTTGCTCGTTTTTATCAAATCCGTAATAAATAATAATTCCCTCATTGTTAAACTCTTTTAGGTACTCCATAAATGGTGCTGTTTTCATTACCGAAGTACATAATGATTGTCTTGTTTTTGTATTTACAAAAGAGCCTTTATCTATAATAACATCGAATTGGTCTTTTTTATCTGAATCTTTAAAATTAACATAAGTAATAGGTAGTTCTAAATATTTTGCTACTTGTTGCTCAAACCTTGCTACATCTTCATCCTCTAAAATACACTCGTGATTTACAAGTATTACATTTTCTTTACCAAATTTACGCACTACTTCAATAGCAACTAATGCTGATGAATGACCTCCTGAATAGCAAACTATGTGTTTCATATCTTTTCTAATAAGTAATTTATTAAATAACTAATACCATAAACCATAAATGGTAGTATAGGTAATGTTATTATGAGTATTTTATCAATTAATGTAATATTTTCCATATTATATAACTTTAACTAATGTATTATTCACTTGTGGCTTACCTGCTTTGATAAATTCCATATCTATCTTTTTCGCTGCCTCTTTTGCAGTTTCAAAGTAATAGCAAGTATCTTTCCCATTTAGCCTTATTTTCGCTTCGTAGCATTTAACTCCTGACCGATTAATGATAGCGTAAACGTATTTATAACCAGTATCTTCTTTTAGCCTTGTGGCTATTTTTCTTTGTCCGTAATTCATTTTATTTAGTTTAATGGGGGACTTTTCAAAGTGCCTACAACAACATTATTTAATTTGTCCCCCGATAAATTGATAATAACACCTTGACTTTTCAAGACTATGTTATCCAAACCCTTAACAAACAATAAAAATTAGTTAAAATCTTTTCGGGTATAAAGAACGCTTCCTTGTCGGGATGTAGTCAGTATAAGATTCGAACTTATGAAGCACCACCACTAAATCAAAAGCCTTGATGATTTTAAAATTTAGCCACTGACTATAAATCCAAAAGTATAAAATTATTTGATTGCTTTATAAAAAAAGTGATATTTAGAATGAGTCTAAACAAAATAGGGAATATTACTATCCCCTATCTCGACCTAAACAAAACTATATGAAAACACTACAAATGTACAAATTTTCTCACTAAAACAACTATTATTATACCTAAAATAAATCCAATCATAAATTTAGATAACCACTTGCTAAATCCTGCCTTTGTAGGCTCTTTAATTACCTCTTTGGTATCTTTGCTCACTTTTACATCTTTCGTGCCTTGTAGCGTCTTATTTTGGCTTTCTGTGGCAATTATTCGCTTGATATTGGTTATGTACTCTTTTCTGATAGTATCATAGATAGTTTCATACTCGAAAATAGTTTCATTTCTTACGCTATCCTTTATCGAGTAAACCTCTTTAACAACGCTATCTATTCTCTGCTCGGTAACGTGCTTTGTTTTGCATCCACATAAACAAAGAATGTAGATAATTGCTATGTAAATAAGTAGCAGTCTATCTATCGCTTTTAGTTTCATATTCATCTATTAAAAAATCTATGTATTGCTTTGCTTTTTTTAAGTCCTCTACTCCGTTTTTATCTTTGTATCGGCAAATGTATTTTATTACGTTGCCCTCGTTATACCCAAGTTTATTTTTAGTGATAAACTCAATAGGCTGGATGGCTAACTTTGAGTAGTGAGTAGGGTTAATATTGTCGTTTACTTCTAATGTAGTGCTTATGTTATTAAATATATCTTCAAAGTATTTTAAATCAAGTATAGCATCATAACCATCTTCTGCTTTAAATTTAACTGAATTACCAATTAATATAGCATCATATATTATCCCCTCTCTTGTAAATGGTAGTATAGTATAATTTGCTTTCAATTTTACTTTTTTTGTTTCCATTTTTCTGCTTGTTTAGTTCTTATTAGTTTTTTTTTACTTTCAATTTGTAAGTACAAATCTCTTATTTCCTCTATTAGTTTTTCGATTTCATTCGTCATCTTCAAATTTAAAAAATTCAAGTCGTTGTTTAATTAGGTCTATTAGTGTTCGTTGCATTTCTTGGCTTTCATTAGGGTAAAGATTAAATTTTTGGTCTTCTAATTTCATTGCCATATCAAAGAATAATTCAAGTTCCACTAGGGTTTGTGAATCTTCAATTTCCTCAATGTCGTCTATATTTGTTTCATCAGCCATACTACAAATTTACGATTTTATAGCCACCTATTAAAATATGTTTGTAATTCGTGCTATTTGCCCTTGTTCTTTGTGGTGGATAAACGCTTCAATAGCTTTAGGGGCGTGTTGATATCCATTTCTATGATGCCAACTATCTGTACCTGATGGGCTTCTAAAACTTTCAACACAAACACTACCATAGTCTTTAGCTTTCTTGTGGTGGATGTGAGAAATATAAACGTATCTATGTTTTGATGTATGCCAATGCTCTGATGCCTCTTGTGCCATCAGTAAAGGTAAATCAGTTTCTTTTGCTCCATCGCCATGAGTAGTACCTATTAAATTACTACCATACTGGAAATATTTTCTATGCTGAATACCTACGTTAAACGTAATGTTTTTGCAATTTCTAAACCAAGCGTTTATAGTTTGTGCTAAAAAGAATCCATTTGTATAATCGTGATTAGAACTATCAAACTGAATGTGTATAGGTGCTATTTGCATAAGCATTTCAATAACTTCAATGTATAGCTTTTGAGCAAGTAAGAAGTTATCAAACCACATACCATCGGTATCTTGTGGAGTTCCACTCGTTGTCGTTCTTTTAGTGTTATCAACGTGTAATATATCATTACCGATAACGAATAATATCTTATCAATATTAAACCCTTTAGACTTCTCTAAAATGCCTAAAATACCATCCTTTACTCGTTTAATAATTAAGTCGTTATTATGTGCATCGTTTGTTTCAAACTCACTTGCTAATTTGCCTATGTGGATATCAGCAGGATTAATTACTAAAAGGTTTGCATCCTTTAGTTTTGGATACTTAACTACAGGATATTGTATTTTTTTCTTGTCAATATAAGCGAATAGTTCCTTTTCAAACAAATCAAAAGGTTTAGTTTTATTACCCACGAATAAAGAAAAATGCTCACTCTTAAACCAATAGTGTTTTACCTCATCTTTTGGTATTCCTTTTTCTTCACATTCTTTCAGTAGTGCATCGTGCTTATCTCTATACTCGTTAATGATTGCTAACTCATCTAAAGTAACTGGAATTGTTTTGGTTTCAAGTGTTTCATTATCTCTTAAATAATCCCTTACTGATTGTCTAGCACTTTCTGTACTTTTAAAAATATTAGGGTATTTAGATTTTAGATACTTTGCGTATCCTGCCTGACTTTTGTCTTTATTGAAAACATCTATATTAGTTTCAATGATTTCTTTTCGTGTCATAAGTTTCGTGAATAAAGTGAGATTTCTATATCGTTTGCTAGTGTGATTTCATCTTCTGATACCTTTCCCTTTATGATAGCGTAATACGTTATCAAACCATTCCACACAACTATATCCATATTGTCGAACTGCATCGGTGCAATTTACAAATGAAAAACTACTTAAACAAGTATTTTATTGCATTTAGAATTGTTCTAAATTGCAAAATGATAGAATTAGTTACTATAATACAATTCTGCTTCGGCTTTTCTTCTTCTCGTAAGCCCAGAGATTTCTTTTCCACCCGCTTTATTCCATCGTAAAAATTGATTAAATATAGCTTCTGATGTTGGCATAGCCTTAACAAGTTTTAATAGCGTAGAAGTCTTTAAATTACCTAATCCACAATTATAAGCGAATGATACCAAAGCATCAAATTGATTTTGATTTAGTTTAGTTTTACTAATTAACTCGTTAACTCCCTTTTCAAACTTCTGTAAATCGTGCATTAAATATTCCTTTGCTTGTTCTAATGTTATTGGCTTGTCGGTCATTGAAACTTTTACTCCGTTTGGGTAAATTGTTGTGCCTACTCCGATTGTCGGTACATTCGCACTGCATAGGTAAGGCTTTGTTCTTATCCCCTCAAACGCAATTATAAACTCAATACCTTTTTTACTTATCTTCATTTGCTATGTACTGATTTTGTATTTGTCCAAAACTTAATGCCAACTAATAGCACCATAAAAACAAACTGCACCCAGTATTTAGGCTTGTCGCTTATCGGCATTGAATCTAACATCGGCTGAATAGCCACTAATAACACAAGGGCAAAATCGCCAACTTGTCGCCAATACTTTGGTGTTGG